AACGCCCTCCAGACCGCCCACATGGTCAAGATGAAAGGCACCAACCTGGGAGGACAAGCCCAGGACCCGCTCCAGACTATCACCGCAGGCGGCGGCCACCATGGCGTGGTAACAACCCGGATCGTAAAGGCGGAGCCGAGGGTGAACCTGCAGAACTGGCCAAAAATCCGGGCAGCCCTGAATGAGTTCTGCGGCTACCACCTGGAGGACACAGAGGTGATTCTGTTCTACATCGGCGGGGCGTGGTATTTCATGGCGGACATTGGCCTGCGTATGCTGACGCCCCGCGAACTGTACCGGGCAAACGGTTTCCCGGACGACTACAAAATAGATCGGGACTACACCGGGAGGGAGTACGGAAAAACCAAGCAGGTGGCCAGGTGCGGAAACGCGGTCCCGCCTCCCTTTGCCACGGCCCTGGTGCGGGCCAACCTGCCGGAGTGGTGCGGGGAGGAGATCACCACCATGGAGCAGCTGGAAAAGGCGGTGGCAGTATGAGCCACCAAAACCCGGCACCGCTGGAGGACTTCTCCATGTGGGCGGCGCTCCAAGCCGGAGGGCAAAACGCAGACATTGAAAACCTGAAAGAACTGGTAAACCAATGGATCCAAATGGCCACACAAAAGACAGCGGGGCAATGTGGAGGAAAGGATCTAAGCTGGGACAACCTGGAGCGGGTGAAAATGGGGATTTTGTGCGAGGCGGTGGCCCTGGTCCTGTCTGGAAAATTGGATGAATTGGAGGCGGAGTAAAGCGTGGGAATAATCAGCATAGGGGTGGGAAACTGCACCCTGGGCCGCCGGCAGACGGACCGGGACGGAAACGTGGTAAGTGAAACCCCGGCAAAATTTGAGGTTGACCCGGCGGGCAGCTGTGTGGCCATTGTGCCGCTGAACCCGGACACCATGGAGCCGGACGGACCGGTGGAGGTTTTCGGGGACTGGCAGGCGGGCCACTACCTGCCCAGGGTGCTGGAACTGATCCACCCAAACCGCAAGATCAACGTGCCGGACCTGGCGGCCATGGTCCGGGGAGCGGCGGAGGATGGGCTGGACCTTTGCGAATACTGCCAGGCCCCCTATATGTGCCGTGATTGCATTGTAAAAGAATGGAAAGAGGACCCCGGCGGCGAATAATGCCGCCGGGGCAGAGCCTACCACGACGGAAAAGGCGGGGCGGATATGCAGAGAGTGAAAACGCGGCTTTTTTCGGGGGCCGTGTGTGAGCAAATCGTTTTCAACGTCCCGGACCGTGTGCGGGACATAAGAAAGGCGGAGCCACGGCCAAGGTTTAAGACCGAGGAGGAGCGGGCACAGCACCGGATCGGAATTTCCCGCCGGAACCACGCCCGCCTGTTCAACGCTAATTTTGGTCCTACCTCCCTATATAGCACTCTAACATTTAATAATGAATATGAGGTCCACACATTCCAGGAGGCCCGCCGCATACGGGACAACTTCACCCGCCGCCTAATGTACCATTTCCCAAACGCCAAGATCCTGATCTATATGGGACGCGGCAAGGGAACCCACCGGATCCATTTCCACATGGTTTCCGAGGGCATACCGGAGGACATGATCACAAAGCTGTGGGGCATGGGTGAGATCGTGCGGATCGAAAATCTGAAAGCCCACAATTATTATAATGGTATAGACCACGGCCAGGACTACACCGGCCTGGCGAATTATCTTTTTGACCACTGGACACCGGAACAGGGCGGGCACCGCTGGAAAAAGGCCGGAAAGCTGGACAAGCCGGAGCGGGAACCCTCCACCCTGGTGAAACGGAACTATACAGAGAATAAGCCGCCGCGCCCGCCAAAGGGTTACATATTCGTGGAGAGCAAGGCCACCAAATACGGATACCTATATTATAAGTATGTGCGGCAGCCGGAACCCGTAAAGCGGACCCGGCGGAAAAAGGCGGGATCGGGCTGAATGTAAGTTCAGCTTTTTATGGCCTTGTAAATGTGTAAAGTTTGGGGACGAACCAGATGCCCCCGGAAAACAGAAAGGAGATCACAAGATGAACAAGACAAAAATTGACTGGGCCAGCGCGTCATGGAACCCGTTGACAGGGTGCCGTCATGGGTGCCCATACTGCTACGCCAGGCGGACCGCCCACCGTTTCGACAAGGGGCTGGAGGATCCCGCCCCGCTGCCTGGTGGCCTCCATGTTCTGGAGAAGAAGATCAAAGCCACCCCCTACCCCTACGGTTTCGAGCCTACCCTGCACCGCTACCGCCTGAACCAGCCGGAGCGCGTGGAGGAGCCGCAGACCGTTTTTGTGTGTTCCATGTCTGACCTGTTCGGGAAGTGGGTGCCAACTTCCTGGATCGCCCAGGTGATCGACGCCTGCCTGCGGGCACCGCAGCACCGTTACCTGTTTCTGACCAAGAACCCGGCCCGCTACCTGGAACTGGACCACCTGGCCCTCCTCCCCCACAGGGAAAATTTCTGGTATGGGTCCACGGTGGCGAACAGGGACGCGGTGGCCATGTACCCCATGCCGCGGGTGAACATCAACACGTTTTGGAGCATGGAGCCGCTGCTGGAGCCGGTCCCCATGGAGGACGCGGAGGGCCTGCCCCAGTGGGTGATCCTGGGGGCAGAAACCGGGAACCGCAAGGACAAGGTGATCCCCCGCCGGGAGTGGGTGGACCAGATCACGGCCTTTTGCGCGGAGAATGAGATCCCCGTGTTCTACAAGGGCAATCTGCGGGAGTATTTCCCGGACCTCCCCGCGTCCGCGTTCCCGTGGGAGGTGTGAGCCGTGGACAAGGAAAAGAAACTGGAGCAACTGCGGAACGCCCTGGGAATGACGGCGGAAATGGCGCTGATCTTCTACCGGTCCGCCATAGGGGCCGGGGCCACGCCGGAGGAGGCCATGAAACTGATCCAGGCATACATTGGTGCCGTCCTGTTCAACCAGAACAAGAAAGCGCCGGGCGGAGAGGAGGCAGCGGAGTGAAAGCCGTACTTGCAAGCGTGAAACAGGAATGGTGGGAGAAAATCCTGTCCGGGGAAAAGGGGCTGGAGATCCGCAAGTCCGCCCCGCAAAGTAAAGACGGGCGAGTGTTCCGCTGGCCGCTGACCGTGCTGGTGTATGTCAGCGGGACCGGAGCGGTGCAAGGACAATTTACCTGTCCGGGATGGATCAAAACCAACCTGCTGGAAATGCTGGTGGAGCGGTCCGGGGTCAAGCTGGAGGACCTGCGGACCTATGCCAAGGGCGGGAGCCTTTACGGGTGGCTGGTGGAGAACCCGCAGAAATATGACACACCCAGCCCGCTGGCAGAGTTCGGCCTGAACACCCCGCCAATGTCGTGGCGGTATGTGGAGATCCCGGACGCGGCGGCGGAGGTGTAGGCGGTGGCCATTGACGTGAAAGACCTGCCGCCAAAATATCAGGCCCAGGCGCTCCAGAAATACATGGCCCAGCAGAAACGGCGGGGGCCTCCCTCCTCCCCTGCCGCTGATGGGCCGCAAAAGGCCAGCAAATACCACAACAGCCCAACCGAGCGGGTCACGCCGTCCGGGGCCGTCCTCCACTTCGACAGCCAAAAAGAGGCACGGCGCTATGATCACCTGATCGCGCTGGAACAGGCCGGGCAAATTCGGGACCTGCGCCTGCAGGTAGATTTTACTTTGCAAGAGGCATACACGGACACCGAGGGCCGCCGGTGGCGGGCCATCCGGTACAGGGCGGATTTTACATACCGGACACCGCCGGCAAAAAGGTGGGCAATATATGCGGACAACCCAGTGGAATGGTCCGATAAATTGGGACTTCCCTGGGATCTGGTGGTGGAGGACGTGAAAAGCCGCCCCACGCGGACAAAGGAATATTTGCTAAAGCGAAAAATGCTAAAGGACAAGCTGGGAATTGACATAACCGAGGTGTAACCATGGGCAGAAAGACAACGGGGGCAAAGCTGGAGCGGGAGGCGGTGAAACGCTACCTGCAGCAATATCACGCGGCAAAACAGAAAAAGCAGATTTTGGAGGAGCGCCGCCGCACACTATCCGCAGAACTGCGGGGGCCATCCACCGCCCCGGCGTTCCGGGCCATGCCATCCGCCAAGCCGGTACACCCGGACGGGGCGGGCGCCCTTGTCTTTCAGATCGCGGACGTGGAGGAGCGGATCGAGGCCCAGCAGGCGGAAATGGCCAAGGCCGCCCAGAACGTCATGGACTTAATAGACCTACTGCCCATAGGGTCCATGGAGCGGACCGTGGTGGAAATGCGACACATAGACTGTAAGTCATGGGAGCAGATCGCCGGGGCGGTCTATATGAGCCGGTCAGCGGTTTTTAATTACTACAATGCGGCCCTGGATATGCTGGCCAGGAATGAGCAAAGCGGGAAACTGCTGGGGGATTTTAAGGACAGGAACAGAGGGGCAAAGAAATAAAATGGCCGGGCTGAAAAGTGTGGACGCTTTTGGACTATTGCCTGTGCTATATTGATAGCATGAAAAGCCGCAAGGAATACAGGGGCCGCCAGGGGACAGAAACCTGGTGGCCCCGCTGCTTTTCACTCCATGGGTGTGGAGGGTGCGCGGCGGGGGCTTTATCCTTTCACCCCGCCGCCATCCATGAGCATGGTGGGAGGCCGGGCCGCTGGCCAGCAGGTCCGCGAGATCGGCGGCCACCCCCTGCGTGGGTCCTCCCTGGAGGCAAAACCAACGCGGGGCAATGAAAGCCCGGCATTCTTGCCCACAAAACCAAAAAATTTTGGGCCTGTTACGTTACGCAAAGCAAAAACACCCGGAAATTTATCCCCCCCCTTTAGGGGGGGATAACCGAGCGGGCCGGAGCGGGTCAAAATGCGAAACGGACGCGGGAGGAAAAAACGAAACCGGCGGACCTCCACCGCCGGGGCGGGAAAGGGGGCCGCCTCCAGTGGCGGAGCAGAAGAAAACAGCCGTGAAAAAAGCGGCGCCGAAAAAGCCAAAAGCGGAAAAGCCGGCGGTCCTGACCGGGACCGTGCCGGAGTGGTCCAGCACGGGAGTGATCGCCCAAATGCTGGGCTTTAAGGGGTGCCGCAGGGTCCAGCAGCTGACCCAGGACGGGGTGCTGGAAACCGAGATCCCGCCCGGCGGCGGGGCGCGGAAATACCGGACCTGCGAAACGATCCAGCGGTATATTGCCCACATCGAGCAAAAGGCCCAGGAAACCGGGGAGCGGGGCCGGGCGGAGGAATTGGCCCTGAAAAAGCTGGAGGCAGAGGTGGAACTGAAAGAAAGCCAGGGGCAGCTCCACAAGCTGAAAACGGCCATAGCAGAGGGGAAATACATACCGGCGGACCAGGCGGCGGAGGAACTGGCGGAGTTTATGGCCATGTTCAAAAAGTTTGCCATGAATATCCCGCCCCGCACGGTGGGCACCATGGCCGGTTATGCGGACGCGCTGACCATACGGACCATGGAAAAGGCAATGAGGAAAGAACTTGAAACCATGCTGACAGCATTTTCGGACGCCGCTATGGAACAGCGCCAGGAGGAAACATGAAACGGCGGCAAAAAATAAAGCCCTACACGGTGCCAAGCTGGATATATCGGGCCATTCAAGTCCTGCGCCCGACGGAGCGGCTGACCGTTTCCCAGTGGGCGGAAAAAAAGCGGACCCTGACCGGCGGAGCCATGCCGGGGCCGTGGCGCAACAGCGTGACCCCCTACCTGGCGGAGATCATGGACGCATTTTCTGACGACGTGATCGAGGAAATTATATTCGTCAAGCCCACCCAGGTGGGCGGCACCACAGCCATGGAAAACATGATCGGCACCCTGGTGGACCAGGAACCGGCCCCCACCATGGTGGTCTATCCATCGGACGACCTGGCGGAAACAACGGCGGAAACCCGCCTGGTGCCCATGTTCAAAGCCTGCCCGGATATAGCGGGCAAGTTCCGGGAAACGGAAAGCAAAAAATTACAGCTGAAATTCCGGGATATGTTTCTATACCTGACCGGCGCAAACAGCCCGGCGGACCTATCCAGCAAGCCGATCCGAAACCTATTTCTGGATGAAGTGGACAAGTTCCCAGGTGCGTCAAAGCGGGAGGCGGACCCCGTTTCCCTGGCCAGGGAGCGAACAAAGACGTTTTTCAACAGAAAAATTTTCATGGCCTCCACACCGACACTGAAAAGCGGCCATATATGGCGGGCGCTGGAACGGGCGGACATGGAAAAACACTATTTCGTCCCCTGCCCCCATTGTGGGGAGTACATAGAACTGAAATTTGCACAAATCAAGTGGCCCAGCAAGGACGACGTGCCGGACAACGCGGAGCGGGCGGAAATGGCGTTCTATGTGTGCCAGGCGTGTGGGGGCGTGATCACAGACCAGGACAAGGGGAAAATGCTGGAGGCCGGACAGTGGCGGCCAGTACGGCAGCGGGGCGGGACCGCCAAAAGTGTGGCGTTCTGGATGAATACGCTATACTCCCCCTTTACCCGCTTTTCCGATATAGCGCGGGAGTTCATGCGGAGCAAGGACGACCCGGAACTACTGCAGAACTTCACCAACAGCTGGCTGGCGGAGCCGTGGGAGGACACGGCCCTGAAAACCAACGCGGATCTGGTCATGGAGCGACAGACCGAGGTGCCCGCCTGGGAACTGCCAGAGTGGACCAAGCTGCTGACCGGCGGGATCGACGTGCAGGAGAATTGTCTGTACTGGACGATCCGGGCCTGGGGCGATTTTATGACCAGCCAAAACGTGGCACACGGCCAGGCCCTTTCCATGTCGGAGGTGGAGCGGGTTATGAATACCAGCTTTTCCATGCCGTCCGGGGAAAAAATGATGGTGGAATTAGCACTAATGGACAGCGGCGACCAGACAGACGCGGTATATGAATTTTGCCTGATCAATGCGGAGTGGGTGCGGGCCTGTAAGGGCGTCCCAACCATGCAGGGGCATTATAGAATTTCCACCGTGGACAAGGCCGGGAGCCGCGCCAACGGTATGCAGCTGGTCCTGGTGGACGGCGGAAAATACAAGGACATGATCGCCTCCAGAATGAGGAAACCAAACGGGCGGGGCGCCTGGATGGTACACAAAGACTGTGATCTGGAGTATGCGGAACAGGTCACGGCGGAGCATAAGATCACGGAGCGGTCCAAGGGAAAGGTGGTCCAGCGGTGGGCGCTGAAAGCCTCCCACGCGGCCAACCATTACCTGGACTGTGAGGTGTACGCGGCAGCGGCGGCGGACGTGCTGGAGGTCCGGTCCCTGTTCCTCCAGAACCAGGAGGGCACGGCGGAGAAACCGCAGGAAAAGGCGGACCAGACGCCAAGGCAGGAAACGGCCCCGGAGGAAAATTGGATCCGCCAAAGCGGCGAGTGGATTTAAGCGGAGGGAACCATGGACGAAACGAAAATGACGGCAGCGGAAATGCTGGCCCAGGTAAATACCGCCATCACCACCGTGCTGTGTGGTGGCCAGTCATACAAGATCGGCAGCCGGTCCCTGACCCGTGCGGACCTGGCCATGTTAAAGTCCATGCGGGACGACCTGGAGGCACAACTGGCCAATGAGGAAAGCGGCAGCCTGCTGGGGCGGACCTATGTGGCGTTTTTCGATGGGAGGTGATCGGCGTGGGCTGGTTTGATAACGTGATCGCCGCCGTGTCCCCGCGCCGGGCCTATGAGCGGGAAATGTGGCGGCAAGGGCTGGAGGAACTGCGGGGCTATGACGCCGCCGGAAATGGCCGGATCAATTCCGGGTGGCGGGTCACAAACGAAAGCGCGGAGGCAACCGACAAATACAGCCGGGACATTGTGCGGGCACGGGCGCGGGACCTGGAGCGAAACAGCGATATAGCCCAGGCCGTTCTCCACGCCTACAAGCGCAACGTGGTGGGCAAGGGCTATACCCTGCGGGCCGCAACCGGAAACGACAGCCTGGATAAACAGATCGAAAAAGCGTGGAAACGCTGGTGCAAGGCCAGAAACTGCGACGTGACCGGGGAACAGTCTTTCAATGAAATTCTGCGGATGATGGTAGAGCGGAAAAAGGTGGACGGCGGCATGATCGTCCTGTACCGTTACACCCCCGGCGGTGTGGTCCCGTTCAAACTTCAATGCCTGGAAGTGGACGAACTGGACAAGACCCAGGCAACGCCGCGCTACCAGGGAAACAGGGTGGTGGGCGGAATTGAGTATAACCAATATCGCCGCCCTGTGGGCTACTGGATCCGCCAGTATGACATAGAGGGCTGGCAGCTGGCGGAGCCTGCATACATCGAGGCAAAGGACGTGTTTTTCTACAAGAGCAAACACCGCCCAAGCCAACTGCGGGAAATGTCCGATATGTCCCCGACAATCACCAGAGTGCGGGACACAAACGAATTTATCACCGCCGTGGCCATCAAGGAACGGATCGCCGCCCTGGTGGGACTGGTGATCAAAAAGACCATGCCGAGCGGAGGCACCGGGCGGAGTAACTGGAACAGCAAGGGCGGACAGGTGGACTATTCCGGCAAGAAAATGACGCCCGGCATGATCATGGAACTGGGGGCCGGGGACGACGTGGAGGTGGTGGATCCCAAAGGGGCGGCCACCGACGCCACCGCGTTCCTGAAAACACAGCAGGGCCTAATTGGAGCGGGACAGGGCCTTTCCTATGAGGCGGTAAGCCGCGACATGAGCGGGGCCACCTATTCGTCCGCCCGTCAAAATGCCCTGGAGGATGAAAACACATACACGGAGGAAATCGAACTTTTAACCGCGTTCATGTCCGAGGTGTACGAAAACTTTCTAATTTCGGGGGTGCTGTCTGGCCTGTTTTCTGTGCCAGATTTTTGGGAGCGCAAAGAGGACTATATGGATCATTCCTGGGTCAAGGCACCGAAAAAGTGGATCGACCCGGCGAAAGAGGCAAGCGCGGACAAGATCGCCCTGCAAAGCGGCCAAAAGACTTTCCAGGACCTCCAGGCCGAAAAGGGCAAGGACTGGAAAGAGGCCGTGGACGAACTGGCGGAGGTCCTGGAGTATGGCCGCAAAAAAGGAATTGATATGGGAGGTGTAATTTTTGGAACTGGAACGACAGCAGCCCAGCAGAGCGGCGCCGGAGGAGGAAAAGAACCAGACGACCCGGAGCATGGGGGAAATCCTGACCAGGGAGGCGAACAGCCCGGCGGAGGCGGAGAACAGCCGGCGGAGGACAGTTAGCTTTTCCAGTGAGGAGCCATACCGGCGTTATTTCGGCATGGAGATCCTGGACCACGGCCCTGGCGCTGTGGACCTGTCCCGCATGAACACGGTGGGCGTGGTCCTGTTCAACCATGACGTGGACAGAGTGGTGGGCAGGGTGATCCGGGCCTGGGTGGAGAACAACCGGGGCATGGCAGAAATTGAGTTCGACAGCGACGACGACGCCGAAAAGATTTTCGGCAAGGTCAAGACCGGAACCCTGAAAACCACGTCCGTGCGCTACGCTGTGGACGCCTGGGAGGAGGTCAAGGCCGGGGCCGTGTCTGCGGACGGACGTTTCACCGGACCGTGTCAAATCGCCCGGAAATGGACGGTGCTGGAAATTTCCATTGTTTCCGTGCCTGCGGACGCAACCGTGGGCGTGGGCCGGTCCGATAACGGGCCGCCGGATCTATCCCTGTATGAGAGGCAAATCCAGATCAACAAAAACAGGTATTGGAGGTAAGAGCATGAAAAACAAGAAAAAGTGGATCGAGCGGCAGCAGGCCATTGTGGACGCTGCCCGCGCCGCCGGGCGGGGCCTGACGGCGGAGGAACAGGCGGAGTATGACGATCTCCAGCGCAAGATCGACGCGGAGCCGGACGACCAGGGAGGCGGGGAGCCTGCCGGCGGCCAGCGCAGCGCGGGCGGCCAGGACCCCGTGAACACCCCCACCCCTCCCCCTGCCGGGACGCACGGCGCCACCAGCGAGGAGAGCGCACAGCGGGCCGTGGCGGAGGAGCGCCAGCGGATCAATGACATTCTGGCCCTGTGCCGACAGACCGGAATGGACCCGGCGGAGCATATCCGCAACGGCGACACCATGGACAAGGTGCGGGCCGCCGCCGTGGACTACATGATCCAGCACGGCACCCCGGTGGTGGTAGGCACCAGGGACAGCGGAATGGACAATTTCCGGGACGCCGCCAGGGACGCCATGCTGATCCAGGCGGGCGTGGAACTGGACAAGCCCGCCCAGGGCGCGGAGGATATGCGGGGTATGTCCATGCGGGATATGCTGATCGAGTGCATGGCCCGCAGCGGTGAGGGCACCGTTACGGAACTTTTGCGCCGGTCCCGTGCCGACCTGTGGGACACGGCGGTGCGGCAGTTCTTTAGTTCCACGGCGGACTTCCCTGCCATCATGGATAACGCCATCAAAAAGGCCATTGTCCAGCAGTACGACCTCCAGCCGGCCACATTTGAGGAGTGGACCAGCAAGGGGACCCTGCCGGACTTTAAGGCCAGCAAGGATCACGAGTACGTCATGGGCGGCGGCGACTTCCAGAAAGTGACCGAGGGCGGGGAGATCAAGGCCAGCACCCTGCAGACGGACCTGCTGCCCACCCGCAAGCTGGACACCTACGCCACCCAGTTCAGCATGACCCGCGAGGCGTTTATCAATGACGACATTGGTTTCCTGGCCAATATGCCGAAACAGTACACCCGCAAGGCCAAGCAGAAGATCAACCGCCAGGTGTATGAACTGATCTACAACAATCCCGCCATTTTTGACGGCGCCCCCATGTTCGACGCGGCCCACAAGAACCTGATCACCACGGGCAGCGCCCCCAGCGTTGCGGTGCTGATGAAGATGATCGAGATGATGGGCCTGCAGACGGACCAGTTTGGGGAAAGCATTATGGTGGAGCCTGCCACCATTGTGGTGCCTGTGGGCTACGGCATGAAAGTGGAGCAGATCCTGGGCACGGCACAGATTGACGTGGAGGGGATCGGAAACCACACCGTCAACGTGCTGAACACCAAGTATAAGAACAAGATCAAGGTGGTACAGGAGGCCGTCCTGAATATTCTGGCCGCCGGCGCGGCCTGCCCCTGGTTTATGGCGTCCGATCCCAGGCTGGTGAAGTCCGTACAGGTGGACTATCTGAACGGGACCACCGCGCCCAGTTTCCGGCGGTCCGAAAAGGCCGGCTATTTGGGCTATCTGTGGGACATTTGGCTGGACTGGGGGATCAATGCGGCGGACTTCCGTGGGATCCTGCGCAACAACGGCGTGGCCCTGTAACAGTAAGGAGGAATAAAGCATGAAAGCGAACTATTACCAGAGAGGCGAAACCCTGGACTACTTCCCCACCGAGAACGTGGAAAACGGCGCGGTGGTGAGCCTGGGCACCCGGATCGGCGTGGCCGCCGCGCCTATCCGCGCCGGCGAACAGGGAGCCGTCCATGTTGTGGGCGTGTTCGCCATGACCAAGGCCAACACCGAGGAGATCAAGCAGGGGGCCGCCGTCTACTATGACGCCGACGCGGACGTGATCACCGCCACCGCCTCCAAGGAGGAGGGGGCGGGCGACACCAAAAAAACGGTGAACAACACGCCCGCCGGCTATGCGGCGGCGGACGCTGCCACCATCGCCACCAGTGTGCTGGTCAAGCTGCTGGGCTGATCGGAGGGCTGGAGCATGAAAAAGCTGATTGCCCAGCGCCCGATCCAGTACATGGGCCGGACCTATGAGCGCGGGGAGGCCATCCCCGCCAAGGATCCCAAAATGGTGGCGGCCTGGCTGAAAGCCAACAGCGCGGCGTGGACGGGTGCGGACATGGAGGACGCGGCCCGCGCCGCTGTCCGGGAGGCCGCCAGGCGATCCAAGGTGAACGACCTGGCGGCGGAGGCCATCCGGGCCATGGGCTTGACCATTGAGGACGACGCCGGGGAGTTTGTGGGCGTGGCCAGCATGGAGGAACAGATCCGCGCCATGTTTGCCCCTGGGAGCCTCCAGAACGGCGGAGGAGCCGGGGAGGGGCTGGACCACGGCGACGGTGAAAACGACGCCCAGGGCGGCCAGAACGCGCCGGGAGAGGGTGAAAACGGCCAGGGCGGCGGAGCGCCCGCCATGCTGACCGGGCACATGAACCCGGCGAAACTGGAGCGCATGAAAAAGGAGGACCTGCTGGACCTGGCGGCAAAGCTGGGCGTGGACGTTTCGGCGGCCAAGAACCAGCAGGAGCGGGCGCAGCTGATCGCGGCGGCGGAGGTCCAGGCCACCGCCAACCCCCAGGAGAATGACGGGGGTGCCCTGTAATGGGCGCCCCCAGCTTTAAGGAGTGCATAGCGGCGGACGTGTCCAACGTCTTTTTGAACCGCCTGGAGTTTGCAGACACACACACCGTCAACGGCAAAAAAATGGCGGTGCTGGTGGATGAAAACGAACTGCTGGAGCGGGACAAGGGAAAGTTAGGGGTCCAGCAGACCGGCCTTTACAAATCCCGCCGCCTGATCTATGTGGCCCGGCCAGACTTCGGATCGCGCCCGGCCATCGGGGCCGTCCTGACGCTGGACCGCCAGCAGTACAGGGTTGTGGACTGTAAAGAGGAGGCCGGGATCCTGTCCATTGAATTGGGGGTGCCAAAATCGTGAGCGATAATCAAAACATTTTGCAGATAGACACAGACGCAGAGCTGCAAAAAATTATTCGTCAGCTGGACAGTATACCGGATCAATTAAAGGCCCCAAGCGTGCTGGCGTCCGCGCTGAACGCAACAGCCAATGAAATGCGGCGGACAATGGGAAAGAAAGCCAGAAAACGGTATGCTATCACGGACGACAGGATCCTGAAAGAAAAAAAGCGGGGCGGTATGTTCACGGAAAAGGCCAGCGGCCAGGACCTGGAGGCACGGCTGATCTCTAAGGGGGCGCTGGTGGAGGCTATGGCCTACATGACGCGCAAGAACGAGGGAGCCACGGCGGCCATGCTGAAAGTGCTGAACGAAAGCCAGCTGACGGCGCTGGAAGTAGGTGGGCGGAAAGCGTTTGAAACCACGTTTGACAGCGGGCACACCGCCATTGTAAGGAGGCTGGGGGAAAACAGACTGCCAATATATCCGTTGATGTCACCGGCAGTCCCACTCCTGTATGGAAAAAGCTATGAGGAGGCGGAAATGGACTATTACGCTATTCTGCAAAAGCATATCCGGAGGCAGATAGAGCGGACGCTGGAGAGAAAAGCGGCATAAAAAAGCGGCCCCGGAGGGCCGCAAGTGTGGATAAATCACATATTGCTGTCTACGCGCTCAAGGCCGGATTGCGTTTCCATGTAAGCAGAAATATCAATAGAGGAAATATTATCATAGCCAAGGCTGTTTATCGTATCTTCCAAAGTTTTGATTATTTCGGTGCTTTCTGGAGGAACTACGTTGACCATGATGGACAAAAGAACGCTGTATGTTCCGTCGGTTTCCAAGAGGACATCACAGGAATAGAATGTGCCTTTGTATTCATCGGGTATAGCCGCCTCAATGGCCGCTTGAATTTCGTGCATTTCCTCATAGGAAGTGTATTTGTAGCTTGTCGGGGTTTCGCCGTTTTCCCAGGTTTCTGGTGTGATAGTTCCAACAGTATCGGAAAACGTGACAGTTTCAACATCAATTTGGCCATAGTCAATTTGCGCTTTCCATCCGGGGCCAACGCGGAGGCCGGTGCCGTCCTCAAAAATGATACCAACCCAATTTAAACCCTTGCCGTCATATTTGTTTTGACAAAATTCTGTAAGCTGTTCGCCGGTTACGGTGGCCATGTCGGTTTTTGAAATCTCGACATAGCCCCATTCCCCGATTTTTTCAGTGCCAAAACCATTCATTACATCGGCAATATGTAGTTCCGTCTCCATGAGCGGGTTTGCGGGGGTAGGTGCGGGAGGAGCAACCGGCGCAGAACTTTCAGCGGGCGGGTTTTGTTCGGAACCAGAAGTTTCGGCATTGGGGCCGTCTGAAATAGTGACCCAGCCGCAACTTGCCAACAATAGCAACAGTGAAACAAGGAAAAGAACGGAAAAAAGCATTTTTGTACGTTTCATAGTGCAATCCCCTCTACTTTGTTATGTTGGATATTTCAGTGTAATACTGATTATTCCCACAAAGTTATTATAAGCGGCAAAAAGTCACAAGTCAAGAGGCCGCAGAAAGGAACCGGGATTTTATGACCGAACACAGCAATATTTACCGCAGCGAGGACGGCACAGAAGTGGAGATCAAAATTAAAGCCAAGTGCCACACGCAGGACGCCGCAAGGAAAGCCCTCAACTTTATGGCCCAAAGTTCGCACAGATTTTATCTGGAAACAGCAGAAAAAATCATTCGGACAAAACACTGTTTGTGCAAGTGCGGAAAGCAATGGCATAGGCCGGAGGCGGTTTTCTGCTACAACTGCGGCGCCAAACTGATCGACGAAACAAAATAAAGGGCCTGTCCGCTGGTTAGTTTCAGCGGACAGGCAGCGGGGGAAATCAGGTCATGCTGTCAATCAACTCACCAAGGGTGGTGGGTGAGCCGCACAAATCGCAGTAGTGTTCGTCTTGACCAAGAGGACGGTCATGGTTATCACAGCCGGGGTTTGTGCATGTGTTTCTCTCAACTGTGGGGCGACGTTCACCACAATTTGCGCAGAACATAGAGCGGGAACTCTTGTATGGAGTTCCACAAGCAGGACAGCGATCCATAGTTTACGCCTCCTTTCTGTATCGAATTTAGCGACAATGCCATGCCACCAAATTCAGTATAGCAGAATGGAGAGAAAAACGAAAGGAGGAGGACACAACCAGGTGACGCAAGAATTTTTGCAGGACGCCGTGGTGGCGGACTTGGAACAGCTTTTCCAGGGGGAAACCCTGAAAAATTCCGCCGGCGTGGATCGGCGGATCCGGGTCTATCCCCAGGACCTGCCGATCCGAGCGGGGGCGGACATTGAACCGGACCCCGTGGAGGAGGACCTGGAGGCGGACCAGGCGGAGGGACAGACCACGGAGGAAACCGAGCCGGAGGACGTGCCGGAGCCTTATGTGATCGTCCGGGTGCCGGGCGGGGAACTGCCGGACCAGGACACCCGCCAGCAGGTGGAGATCATTCTGGTGGTGTGCGTCTGCGACCCGGATCCGGGCCGCCAGGGTTTCCGGGACGCGCTCCACATCGTCAACACCATTCTGACCCACTACGGCAAAAACGGCATAGTGGGCCGGCGGTATGAGGTGCAATACCCCATAAAGTGGGTGACACAAGAGGAGGACACCCACCCCTATTATTTTGCCGGCATGGCGCTGAAACTGGCCGCGCCGGCCATCTTCAAGGAGGTGCCAGAAACATGAGCAAAGACCCCAAAAAGACCACCCAGGCCGCTGGCCCGGTGGTCTACTGCGGCCCCACCATCCCCGGCGTGGCCGTACAGTTCACGACCTACACCAACGGGGTGCCCACCGCGCTGGAGGAGGCCACAAAGGAAAACCCGGTCCTGGGCGGCCTGGTGGTCCCCCTGGAGCAGCTGCCGGAGGTCCGGCGCCAGTTCCACGCCGGGGCCGGGCGCTACTATACCCTGTACCGCAAGGCCCAGGGGAAAGGCTAAAGGAGGGAAAACAAAATGGCGTATTTTCACGGCGTATATAACAGCGAGATCGACACAAGCCTGACCGCCCCTATTCAGGGCAGCGCGGGCCTGCAGGTGATTTTCGGCACCGCCCCCATTCACCTGTCCAGGGATCCGGCGGCGGCGGTAAACAAGCCCATGCTGTGCTACTCTTTCGCGGAGTGCCAGCAGAATGTGGGCTATTCCGACAATTTCAAGGACTTTACCCTGTGCCAGAGCATTGACGCCTGTTTCCGCGTGTTCAACGTGGCGCCCATTATTCTGGTGAACGTGCTGGACCCGAAAAAGGCCAGCCACACCAAGGAGAACGCGGCGGAGGACTGCCCCGTGGCGGACGGCCAGGTGGTTTATAAAAAGCCCTATGTCCTGCTGGACACCCTGGAGGTCAAGAACGGGGACGCCGCCCTGCTGGCGGAAAGTGACTATATTGCCGCCCACGACAATGACGGCAACGTGTTGATCACCATTCTGGCCCAGGCGGCAAAGGAGGCGGCCACGCTGTCCGTGGCGTCCAAGAGCCTGAACCCCGCCGGTGTGACCCGTGCGGACGTGGTGGGCGGCGTGGACGCCC